AAGTATAGAAGCACCTGCTAACGCTATGACTTTAAGAACAGGCGAAGTAGGTATTATTACTTGGAACGAAATTATACCAGGAGCAACAATGGTTTGGACACCAATTAAACCGTACGGATAATATATGGCATCAACATTTTCAACAGATTTAGCATTAGAACTAGTAGCAACCGGTGAAAAAGCTGGTTTATGGGGAACAATAACAAATACTAATTTACAGATATTACAACAATCAGCAACAGGTGTAGTTGATGTTGCTATGACATCAGGCTCTGATGTTACTTTACTTTTATCAGATGGTGCAACATCAAACGGTAAAAATGCATATTTAAAACTAACTGGCACAATGACAGCTAACATTAGTTTAATTATACCTGCATCAACAACAGGTGGCACAGCAACAAGATTGTATGTTATTCAAGATGCTACAGATAGAACAACAGCTAATAAGTACACATTAAGTATTAAAACAGCTGGATCTTCAAATCCCATAGCTGTTCCTGTTGGATCTACAATGTTAATTCACTCAAATGGTACAGATGCAAGATTAGATATATTACAAAAAGGTAACTTTGCAATTACATCTAGTTCTATTACTGCATACACTGCGGTGGCTGGAGATAATTTATTAATAGATACACAAGCAGCACAAGTTACAATTACATTACCAGCATCACCAACAATAGGAGATGAGGTTAGTATTATGGATGTATCAGCATCAGGAGGTTTTGGCACTAATAAAGTGATTGTAAACAGAAACGGTTCTAATATTAGAGGAGCTGCATCGAATCTAGATTTAGCTACTAATAATCAATCGATTAAATTAAGATTTACAAACGCAACCAAAGGTTGGCAATACGTATACAACCAAACATCGTAGGAATAATAGATGCTTACGAAAATTAAGTTTGCTCCTGGAATTGACAAACAAGACACTTCAGTTGGAGCCGAGGGCCGTTGGGTAGACTCTGATAATGTAAGATTTAGATATGGCTTACCAGAAAAAGTAGGTGGTTGGCAATCTCTTTTAACAGATACTATTGTAGGTGTAGCAAGAAAACAACACGCTTTTGTTGATACTGATGGCAATAGATACGTGGCTCTTGGCACAGATAAATTTTTACTCTTATATTTTGAAGGTCAGTTATTTGACATAACACCTCTTGCAACTGCTATTACAGGTGCAACTTTTACTTTTAATGGAACAACAACTGTAACTCTAACGACATCAGCAGATCACGGAATTGCTGTTGGCGACATAATAAGATTAAGCGCCACAACTTTACCTGGTGGCACAACAGGGGTAACTACAGCGACTTTCAATGACATAAACTTTCAAGTGTTATCAGTTCCGACTTCTACAACTTTAACTATTCAAGCTGCTACTGCAGGTTCAGCATCTAGTGGTGGATCTGTAACTATTACTCCTTATGAGGTGGTAGGTCCTGCTGCACAATCTTATGGTTATGGTTTTGGTATAGGAAATTATGGCGGAACAATTACTGGTGTTGTACAAACAGAATTAGATGGATCACTAAACGCAGACACTGCAGGTACAGGTGGATCGGGAACCGCGGTTACTGTGGACTCAACAACTGGTTTTCCTACAGCAGGAACAATTGCAATAGCAAATGAATTAATTACATACACATCAAAAAGTTCTACACAATTTTTAGGTATTACTAGAGGTACAAATGGAACAGCAACATTTGGTACATCGAACGGACAAGCTCACTCAACAAATGCAACGGTGCAAAATGCAACTGACTTTACAGGATTTGGTAGTGCCGTGCAGGCATCAACTGTAACTCTTGAGCCAGGTCTTTGGTCATTAAGTAATTTTGGTGAGGTGTTAGTTGCAACAATTGCAAATGGTAAAACATTTACTTGGAACGCAGGAGCTGCTAATCCTACAGGAACTAGAGCATCTACATCTACTTCTGGGTTTGCAACAACTAATAATCCAACTGCAACTCGAGTAACACTTATCTCACCAACAACACGTCACTTAATTCATTTTGGAACAGAAGTAACAATAGGCACACCCACTACACAAGATGATATGCTTATAAGATTTTCTGTGGATGAGGATATAAATAATTATACACCTGAAGCCACCAACACAGCGGGCACACAAAGATTACAGGACGGTACAAAAATTATGGGTGCATTAGTTGCAAAAGAAAACATTCTAGTTTGGACTGACAATGCATTGTATGCAATGAAATTTGTTGGTGCACCATTTACATTTGGATTTGAACAAGTAGGTACAAACTGTGGATTAATTGGTAAGAATGCGGCAATCGAAATTGATGGTGTTGCATATTGGATGGGTAATAATGGTTTCTTTTCTTTTGATGGTACAGTTAATACATTGCCTTGTTCTGTTGAAGATTATGTTTATGATGATATTGATACAACAAAAGGTCAACAAATTTGTGCAGGTATAAATAATCTATTTACAGAAGTTATTTGGTGGTACCCTACAGCTAACGCTACATTTAATGATAGATATGTAGTTTATAATTACGGACAAGATAATGCACGATTACCTATGGGTAATTGGTATACAGGCACAAACTCAAATTCAATTAGGACAACTTGGATTGACTCATTGGTATATCCAAAACCATACGCAACAGCTTTCAATAATTCTAACACAGGTACATTTCCTGTTATTCAAGGTGAAACAGGATTAGGTCAAACCGTATTATTTGAACACGAAATCGGAACAGATCAAATTAATCCTGACGGTAGCACAACAGCTTTAACATCTTTTGTTGAGTCTTTTAGTTTTTCATTACAAAAAGATCAAAGTGAAGTGTTTTTAGCTATGCGTAGATTTTTACCAAACTTTAAAGTATTAACAGGTAATAACCAAGTAACTATATCTGTAAAAGATTTTCCTGCAGATCCAAGCACAGCAACTACATTGAGTCCTTTTACAATTACATCTAGTACAACTAAAGTTGACACAAGAGCTAGAGGACGTTATGCAAATATTAAAATAGAAAATACCGGGTCCGGTGAATCGTGGAGATTTGGTACGTTTCAAGTAGACCTACAACCAGATGGAAGGAGAGGCTAATGGCAAAGATAGTAGTAAGATTACCAGAACCTAAAAAAGAATATAGTGAAGATAATCAAAGACAAATAAACAGAGCTTTATCTATATTAATAGAACAATTAAATTCAACATATTTAACACAACAAAAAGAAGACCAAGAACGTTTTACTTGGTTAGGACTAGGTTAATGGCTAATATATATAAAAACGAAAAAACAAGTTTAACAAATACAGATTTAACAACACTATATACAGTGCCATCAAACTCTAGAGCTATTGTAAAATCATTACTGGTATCTGAAGATAATGGTGGTGCAGCAGTTGTTAAAGTTACTTTAGTTGATGCTAGTTCTGCCATATTTGTCGTAGATAATGATGTTGATTTATCAGCTAATCAGAAAGAACAAGTATTGAGTGAGCCATTAATTATGAAAGAAAGTGAAATATTAAAGGTGCAAGCAAGTAGTGGTCAAGTAGATGTTATTGCATCTGTATTAGAAATAAATAGGGAGGATAGATAATGCCATTTGTAGAGCAAGAAGAGTCATTTGAAGATAAAGTAGTAGATGGTAAAACAGTAAAAATATATAAACCACGTGTAGAAGTGACTATAAAACACTTAAAAACAGGCCGAGAATATATGTCTGATGAAGAGGCTCAAGAAGACGTAAATAGCCCAGTAACTGACACTAAACAAGAGGATATATCTAGAAGTGTTCACGTTAAGATTCAAGGTCTGCCTTTAGGTAGTAAAACTAATTTATAGGATCGTTGACGAATGTCTAAAAACCTAGTAAATTGTACTACACTCGCCTTTTTACAAGCTTTGCGAACTTGCTTTGATATCAATAATATAAGAAGAAACGTATGGGATTTTTAAAAAAAATAACTAGACCTATTTCAAAAGTACTAGATAAAATAGTACCAAACGAAATTAAACCAGCATTACCATTCTTAGCTGCAGCTGCACCATTTTTAGCACCCA